CTGGGTTGCCAGCAGATATTCCACAGACTGGACACGCGTTCCTTTTACAACCCAAACATATTCCTGACGACGGGTAACTGTCGACATACGCGGGAGTGAAAGTAGCTAAACGAAATGCATTACTAAGGTCGGTCGCCTCGTGAGAGACGCCAACGGTCCTGTAAAGGATACCTAAGAGACACAGTTTACTATCTATTTCACCGCACCCTAGGACGATACCTAGAAATATGAATGGGGGGGCTAATTTTAAAGTCTAGCGCCCGAGAGACAAGAACTCTGGCCCAGCAAGCTTCGTACCGCTGTAGGGAAGGCCCCTACGGTGCGCAAGCACAGCCTCACTCCGCCAAAATCCCAGAGTAGACGTTCTGTCTGAAATGTGAGTTGTAGAGCATTACTGCTCCGACCCCAAACAGAGAACTTTCCTTTCTACTAAGGATTTCCTCAACACTAGCAACGTGAGGGAGGAGCCCGAATTCCGCCAAAAGCGGAACCGGAACCCTAACCCCCTCACGCCGTGCTGGCTTCAACCACCAACTCGTCTTACCAATCTTATGCACACTCCCATCGGGCAAGTGCCACAAGGCGAATTGATACGATGCTATATCACAAGCATCACGACGCCAATCTAAAGATTTGGCCCACTTGCAAAGACTTTTTGTAAGAGAAGCGTTCTTCAGAACAGGAAATGGAATAGACTTCCTCCTGAACTCAAGAACAGACTTACTCTTTACACGAACAAAAGTTTTTCCAAGTTGCCACTTACGCGCTGCCATCCAGCGACCAATTCCCCTGCTCATCTCCGGACTGATAAGATCAGCCGGGAATGACTGGAACTCCTCCGACTTCATCACTATAGAGTGAGGACAGGGAAGAGGTTCCAACGCAGGAAGATCGGATGCTGAACGCAGCACCGATTCTCTCAACCAGAGGGCACCACCCCAAGCATTTCTCCAAACACTACGGGCCAGTCTACCGCGGAAACCCATGTCTTGAGCAACACAATTCCATCCGAGGATGTAACTGTGGTACTGCAAAAACTCAAGTCCCGCGATAAACCACCGTCTCTTGTCACCAACTTTACAGAAGGTATCAAAAGACGCACCGAGGTTTGAAGGATGCTCAGAGCGGCGCAACATACCCATCTTGTACGTCCTGATCGGGACTAAATTACCCTCTCTCCACCGAAGGAGAGTCGAATTAATAGTCCCGAAAGACGCAGAGCAAGATGTCTTGGTATGTTCGACTTCGAATCCAACTCCGACAATCGTCTCGACCCAGACATTGTAGAACCCATCATCCTTGTGTTGAAACAGGATGTCATCTCCATTGATAAGTACCGGAGGGGTACTATCAAGACCAGCAACCTCCGCTGCCCACCGAAAGGCGAGGTAGTTTTGGATACACAGAAGAGGGAAGCAAAGGTAGCTACCCATCATCTGGCCAATGGTCGGGACAAAAGAGTCCCTGAGATGATCTTGATCTTCGAAATTCAAAACCGGTCGCTGTGCAGCAACCGCGAAAGAAAAAACCGAAGCAGGCACGGTCCGAGAGGAGGACCAGAGCACATCAAGAATGAGTTCTGCAATCTCGATGGGGAGATTGTCAGAGGCGGAAACGTAGTCGCCACTAACGAGAGAGCCCCGTTCCCTGCGGAAACCTGCCTCAAAAAGCTTTGTTGTACTCACCTCACCGCGAAGAAGCCAAGGCTGCTTCGACAAATGATCATAGATCAAATCGTGAAGAGGCGAGAGAACTGTGGAATCGACCGAGAACCTCGTAAGAGGCCGCGGTTTTCCAGCAGAGTCTACCAACAAAAGCTCACCCACCAACTCAACATGAGTCAAGGTCTTAAGACCACGGCGCCATGTGTCCTGTCCATCGGCAGCAAGTTTGGACAGCTGTCCTCCCGAGCTACGCGAAGAATCGATACAGGAACTGAGTGATGGGGAGAAAGTTTCCGTCTTAGACTCCCAGCCACGGTCCCATCCAGAAGGGAAGAGACCGGCAACGATATTGCGACAGAACGCAATGTACTGGGGAGAGAGAACGGGGGGAGGGCGAGTAAGGCGATCTTTCAAATCGCTCAACATAGATCCCTCCATGCACGGGCATGAGGGAGGCAAAAGCTTCTTAATAGATTGAAAGGCCATCTGAATCTCAGGGAGATCGGATACCTCAGTACCAAGAAAAGCCTTGACCTCTTTGTACAAAGAGGAACAAGTTTTCGAGGAGAAAGAAGGTTTCGGAATGTTGAGCGAATGGAGTTTCGCAACCGTAGATGTAGCGCGCTGGACCACGAGCGTGGTACGGGCTTTGTAAAGACGACACTTGGTCGCCGGTTCGCCTTTTTCAGAAGTCGCAGTAAATGCGGGTTCTTGAGAGATGTGATCAGGGGGGGCAAGGGTCGACATCAATAAAAGCTGAGAGGGTTCTGCCGTTTCTAGATGCAGTACCCACAACGTTCTCCGAGGCTCTTCTACAATTGCTTGTATCACGTCCGCGTGAAATTTACGGTTTATTCCGGGGGAAGATAGAGGTCCCCACTCGTGCACCAATGCTCTCTAGACGACAAGGTCACGTTCTAAAGCCGGAGGGCTAACAACTCAAGGTCCGCAAAGACCCTAAACTGCAGTCGACTGACTATAAAACGCAACCTCATTGCGAGGCCGCTTGGTGTTTTTGTTTTCGAACAAAAACTTC